TTCTTGCATAATACGCGCCACCAATCCGGGGCCGGGATCAATTCACATGCATTCGTGCAAATCGCACTGCCGCGCCTGATAGACGATCCACTCCGCTATTGGCCGATCAACTGCAATCGCCTCAATCGTCGCTTGCTGCGCTTTCGGCGGTCGGCGGCTCACGTCTTTGAACAACGCGTCTCCGGTTACATAGCTCGGTGGCAGACAGGACCCGGCAGAGAGCGTGATCCAGATCGGGATCAGACAGGTTTTCAATCTCATTTCGCGTTCCTTTCGAGTTCTGAAAGTGCTGAAGGCGGCTAGTGTTTTGGTTGGCCCGCAGCTCGCGCTCGCGATCGTCGGCGGCATCGGCTCTCAACCAGACCACCACACCGATCAGGACCGCCGCCCCTACCCCACTGGCGATCAACTGCGCTTGAAGATGGCTTAGACCAAACATAGCGCAACCTCCTCGGTCCGGCGGCGAACCAGGCCGCGCACTACTTTACCGCCCGCTTTGTTCCACCAGCTGATTGCTTCGCAGCCGCCCGCTATGTCGCCGGCATTGAGCCGGCGGGTAGCGGTGCTGGTGCCTGCGCCATGCCAACCGACATTGAATGCGAGACTGGTGTAGGCAGCTTTTCGAGTGGGTGGCAGCCAATAGGTCAGCGCCCTCTCGTTGACATAAGCCAGCCATTTGTCGCGATACTCTGCGATCTCCTCGACCAGCAGCGCTTTGCACTCAGCATCGGTTTTGTACTGGCCAGGCCCGGCGGTGCGCGTATGGCCGTAGCAGATCGTCCAGACACCCACGATGTCGCGATAGGCCTCGTTTCTCTTGCCTTCCCATTTGGCGATAAGCTGGAAGGCGAACTCATCGAATTGATCCTCGGCTACGCGGGGCGTTGGGATCGACGGAGGCCGCTGTTTCGACGCCATGGCCTGGATGATCTGCGTCTCAAGGCTCACCCGTGCTTCTGGCTTAGGTAGAACCGCATTCTCGAACAGCGCGCCGCCGATGGATTTTGCGAGCATGAGCCCCCCTAATAGGAAAGCTGTCCAGAAAATCAGCCGGCGGCCCATCCGCGTTTCGGGGACTTGCCGGACGAACCGGCCCGCGATGCCGAAGGCGAAGAATACCAGTGCCGCCGTTCCGAGCGGGTATGGGTTCGCCTCGATCTCGAACCAACCATAAAGGGTATTGGGCGCGAGTAGCGCGACCAATCCAAGCACCATGCTGATAAAGGAATACGAACGCAGGACCGTCCGCCAGTTTTCAATGAAGTAACGGTTCATGGGTATTCTCCAATGCAAGAAGCCCCGCAGGCGGGGCGTGAAGTTGGTAATGTGAAGGGCTGGTTATTCGGCCGAGGTTCGTCTTGTCCGGTCCTCGACCCGCGTCAGCAGTTCGGACATTCGATCGATGTCTCTCTGCAGGGTGGAAATGCTGAACAGCAGCTCGTGATGTTTTTGGCGCATCGCCAGAAGCTCCGTTTTCAACTCAGGCGCGCCGCAGCTGATTTTGGCGATCGCTTGGGCTGTCTCATGAGCGACTGGCTTTCCCGTTTTGAACCCTCGTAATCCGGTCGCGATACCCACGATCACTGCAGCCATCCCGGTGCCCAGGATGGTGGCTGTTTCCTTATCGAGTTCGGCAAGAAAGCTGCTGGACCATTCGTACATCGGCACCGCTCCTGTAGGCTGACAAAGCGTCGAAGAACGCCAGTGTGAAATAGATACCTCCTGTTGAGAGAGCGGAAACACTGAGGCCATTCTCGAAAGCAGGCCATATGAAGGCCATGCCGATCATGGCAAAGATGCTCGCCCCCACGATGGAACCGACCATGCGCACGATCGGGGATCGCCGCCATGCTCCATTGACATAAAGCGCGGTCATCCTCGATAAAGCTACCAATGCGATGGGTGCGGACAGTGCGGCATCGTCGAGGCCGAGTCGGACAAAGGTGCGGAAGCCTGCGGTCGATGTCGTGGTTTCCCCTGGCACAGCTAGGATCAGCGCAAATGTTAGGAGAAGGGCAGCGGACTGCCATTCGGCGGCCCTTCCCTCCTCCAGAACATTTGCCTTAAATGTCAGCACAGCATCCCCCTTGGTTCATGCAAACATGCGCTTCAAAGCGCCGCTCATACGGGTCAGGTATCAGCGCCCCGAAACACCGCTAAATCGGTCATACCGCCGCCACGTTTAAGCGCACGGCGGGGGTGATTACTTGAACCGCCCCTCAAGCATTGTCGTTTTCAGCCGTGAGCCTGACTGTGGGTTGGTCCATGTAATCAGCAACCATATGTCTTGTGTGGCCCTGCTAGTGGTAGGGCTGAATGCGACAGGGTGGTCTGACGCGGAAGAAACAAGCGAACCAATCACTCGATCAATCGAAACATCGCTTGCCGAGTCACTGGAGGGGGCGGGAACGTCATAATGGTAAATGACAGTGTGCGCCTGACTAATATTGCTATTGAAAGCAGCACGTCGCATGAGTTTGATGTTAATTGCCGATCCGCCCGTCAAACTGTTTGCGCCATAAGTAATGTGGGTTGTGTAACGGTTCAGGTAGGTGCACCCCAACACGGCTGAGAGCGGGATGCTCACGACAAAGTTGCCCGCGACGGTAGCCAGAGTGATACCGTTTTCATTGCGCGTAGTCACATCTGCCATATTATTTGGCGCGATGAACATATCAGGTGTCACGAACCGGGTTGCATAGGTCGCAGGTTTGAACTTGCCGAAGTCGTTTTGCTTGTAAATCCAGCCGTCACCCATCCCGGTGCTGTCGGTAATGGTTGTATTGTCGCAGCCATCGAAGCGGTTATTGGTGGCGTTATTATTCCCCACCAAAATATCTTCGCTACTGGCGCTGCCCGTGATGTTGATAAAATCAGTATATTTAGATGTGGTAGAAATACCAGTGACGCATCCCGCGTGTTGGATATTCTCAAACTTATTCCGCCCGTTAGCCGAGATTGCAGAGTAGTTGGTCGAATAGAAGGAAGCCACCGCCTTCTTGGCGTTGCGGATTTTCCCGCTCCGCGCCACGTTTCGTTGACCATTCTGCCAGCCAACCCCGTCACTGTTGGTGCCCATGCCCACGTTCACGTCGAAGTCTTCAAACACGCAGTCGATGCAGAAGTTACCGTGCAGACCGTTGCCATTTGCGCTGCCTGTAAGCACAGGCGTCGGGCTTTTGATGCGACGTGCAACACATCGTTTGGCGTACCCCATGAATCCAGCTGTATAGTAGCTAGCAACAGGGTGAGGCCGCTCAACTAGAAGACCATCTACCGAGCAATCTACAGCATATGAACTCTTAGTAAGGTCGTCATTCCCCATGCTGAATGGCTGCGTCATGTTGCGGCTAATGCCGTCGCTCCAGTGGCAATCGTGGCAATTACCGAACCAGATAGCATAGCTGCGGACGGTGATATCGTCAGGCGAGGTAAGCCGACCGCCTAGCACCTTTGACCCGCTGGACTGGATACACCCATCCGCCGCGACATTTAGGCCATATGTGGGGTCGTTAACATCAGGCCAGTAAGGCACATTCGACCCGTTCAAGAGGGGAACGTCAGAAAAGCCCGTGTTCTCAAAAGAGCCGTATGCCCCCGCTGTGCGGCGCTCGTCTGTTCGCGCCCGGTTGAATTCCCGGCTATCGCCAAAGACAAAATGCACATATTCACCGTAGCCGCTTTTACCCGACCACGTTTCAATGTGCGTTCTCTGCCGCCCGGCCCCAAGGTCCACCACTACGTTTGACGGGATGAATACCGGGTAGAGGAAAAGCAACTCCTTAGTCGCCGTGCGCAAGGTGCCGCCCCCTGCTGCACTGATCTTGTCGATGATCTGTTGGAAAAGGCCGGAGCGGTCCTCGGTGAGGCTGTCGGTCATGCCAAAAGCCGTGTCGATATATTCCGGCATTGAGGCAGGACCGTAGAGCGGCAACACCTCCAACTTCACCCCCGCCGCGTTGGTCAGATCTTCGCCTGTAGTGACTTCCTCGTAACGGAAGCCGTCCTTCGTTTCCCATAGCGCACCGGGGCCGCGCGAAACATCTGAACCCGCCTCAAACGCCGCCGCGCTATCAGGCTTGGCCGGAACCACCTTTGAATAATCCCCGCGAAACCAGTTGTCGGCATATGTGCCGGTTTCCGGTCCATCGACCAGCGGGATAAGCCAATCACCAATTGCAAACGCTGCGCCGTCTACCGTGCCAGCAACGTTGATCACGTAGTAGGTGCCGCGTTCGGCCCCGCTTGGGAAAGAGCCGCCCGACGCATCCCAATTACCCGCGGGCATTAGGCCGGTCGAGATGGCTCCGATCTGGTCAAAGAGGGTCTTGGATACCGCATTGATGCCGGCCTCCAAACCGACAGAGGTCGCGATTTTTGGCGAAGTCCCAGTGGTGGGCAGCTTAAATTCAGGTGCGGGCATAATTGCCTCCGATAATTAAGGGTCTGTGGTTGCCGATACGCTGTCGGTGAATTCCGATGCGCTTGCGTAATCCCCGCGCGAGCGGGCGAAGTAATAGCGGGTCACAGATGCGCCAAGGCTGCTTTCCGTGATGCTGACGACTGTGTTTTGGCTGGTGTAGATGGCCGTGCCGATCAGGAAGGCCCCGCCGCTGTCGTCGGTGTCGCTGCCCCAGATTTCAATTGCGCGGAAGTCGGGATCGTTTGGGGTTCTAAAGCTGGCGGAGATTTCCCCCGCACCGCCTACGGCTTGACCCTCTGTCGGCAGGTCAATATCGATATCCACAACAGGCGTGACGCCTGTGATCTCGACCCAATCCGATTGACCGCTTGAGCCCGTGGCCCGCGCCCGGATGTCATATGTCCGTCCCGGCGTTCCGACCAAATATCCGAACACCTTGTCGTCACCGTTGCGCACGTCCACGTCGATCACGCCGCCCGTGGTGTAATCACCGCCCGTCTCGCGATACTGCCAGTCATAGCCAACCAACCCGCCGCTTGTGCTGGGGGCGAAGGCAAAGAGGATGCGCGGGATGATCGTGCCGCCCGTCGATTGGTTGACCGCATCGCCCGTGGTGACCGAGATAGCGCCGGGGTTTGCCGTGCCTGTACGCTCATCGTCGTAGGGTTCATCAAACACGTCTTCTTCGTCGGTTTCCGGCGTCCAATCGTAAATCGCCGGGTCGTGCTTCACCAAAGACGCGGGCAGTCGCATGGCCACTTCGCCGCTGTCGCCTAGCGGGTCTAGGCCGGGGTGGATGCTTTCCACCTCATAGACGCCATCCAGCACGTCATAAGGCGCAGGCAGGGCAATGTTGACTGTCGAGCCGCCCACGAGATTAAGCGCCTCCGGCGGCAGTTCCCCGCCCTGGATGCGCTCTTGCCGCCGCTGGCGAAGACCGATGATCTTGCGCACCCGCATCGCTTGCGTGGCCGAGGCGCAGAACGGCAGGTCCAGCGTTTTGACGGCAGGCAATCCCCCGTCGGCATCCCGCGCACTGGGGATTTCCCACGGCTCTAATTCCGCAGTCTCATATCCGCGATTGGGCGACAGGTAAGAGACGCGAAGCGTGTTCACCACCTCATCACCCGGCACCATATCAGGGAAGCTGAACCCCTGCCCAAGCATGTAGCCGAGCGTGATGTCGGGCGCGCGATACTCCCCCGCCGCATAGCCCAGCTTGCCCCCGATGCGGATAGGATCAGCCGCGCCGGAAACGAACATCGGGTTCAGCTGGTCTTCGATCTCGCCATCGTTGAACACCAAGGTGCCGCCACAGATATACCGCTTTTCCGAGCCGCCTGATTTGAGGGCCACGATCTCATCGCAAACGTCCGGCCCGTAGTAATTGAAGGACTCGTGAAGCTGATCCTCTTGATATTGCCGGATAGGGTTTTGCCGCAGCGCGTCGCGAATACAGAGCGCGTTATTTTCGGACCACTCCCAAGTAGCAGGATTGTCGGGAGCGTGCGCAGCCTCGCGCGGGTCATAGACCTTCGACCAGCGCCCCTCCACCTCGACCAGCGGGGGACTAGAGGGCCAGCGCTCTTGCCGCTCACCCTGCCCGCCTGCGTCCAGCTTGAGCCAAATCACGGTCCACCCCCGCCAAGCGTCGGTTGTCTTCCAAAGATGCTCCGCGTCATTCTCAACCCACGGCGCTTCGTCAGTGAACAACGTAGGCGGCGCGGTATGGTCGCCGCGCGATATCCATACATTCACATGGTTTTCAAAGGGATGCTCCACTGCGGACGCCCCCGGCCCCGTTAGGTCAAATGCATCTCCGGTCAGCACAACCTCGCGCTTGTCGAGATACAGCGTGAAGGTAGATAGGTCAGACGCCCGAGAATTGAGCAGCCAGCAGCCGTAGATTTTCGGCCCCTTCACCGGCGTCCCGGCTGGCGTCCCAGTGGCCCGTGCCTCTCCATAGACGAAGCGGTGAGACGGTGCCGTGGTAAGCTGGGAAAGATCGCGCCCCACGTCCTGCGCCGATGGCTTTTTACCGAAGAGCGCGCTGGCTGCGGCGTTGATGAGCTGCGAGAAACCAAAATTCACGACACTGGTCGCGATTGACCAAGCAGAGGCGCCGCTCAACCCAAGTCCAACCAGAGCGTTGGCCCCCGCTGTGATGAGGGCCGTGCCGAGATTGATGATTGCGGGCACTACGAATGGCAAGTCCAGGCTCCCAGAAATTTAGCAGGGGCGATGGCCAGGCCATGCTCCGACTTTGCAGCGTATTCGCCGGGTTGAATGCAGATCGCCAAAGCTGCGCCCAAGGGGTCCGCGCTCTTGATAAGCGCCAGATCGCCCGATTGAGGGTCGTCAGTATCAGGCAGGTTAAAGGTGGCCCTGCTCCACGCCAGATAACCGCCGGCGCGGCGCAGGATGAGATGAGCCCCAAGGGCGCTGTGATAGATTGCAGTGGCATTCGTTAAGGGATCGACAGCGTGCAAAGCCTCAAATGCCACACACGCCGCTGTGCAGTCGCTCCTTAGTCCCCAAGCGAACGGCCCGCTCATGTAATTGAAAGCCGCGTGAAACGCAGCCCGCGGCGTTACTCTGGCCAATTTTGAGGGTTGTACCGTCGTTTAATAGCGTTCTGCACATGCCGCCCTGCCGTGTCGGTCGGGTATCTGCTGATCTGGTCTTCATAGCTATGAGTGATCGAGGCTGAGAGACGCGCCCCCGGCCCGGTGCCTATGCCCAAGACCATATCGTGCGAGAGGTCTTCGCCTGCCCGCGTCATGGAGCCTGTGCGGCTGTCAAAGTAGCCGGAGAACAGCCAGACCGGATCAGCCACAAGCACATTGCCGCCCGCTGTCGTCGTCGCACCGAACCAAACGCGGATAGAGCGGTTGCGGATGATCTTGCCCCGCTCTGCCAGCATATCCTCAACCGTGGCGGCAACCTTCACCGATGCCTCAGATGCTGACAGACCGCCCGCTTCTTCCGGTGCCTGAAACTGCACTAGCTTGCCCGCGCCCAGCCACGTTTGCCCATCCCACGACATTTCGCCCACGCCGGAATGAATGTGGATCATTCCCCCCGGCCAATCGGCTTCTGTGAGAACAACCGGGTGAAAATGCCCGGACAAAGCCGAGATAAGCTCCGCAGAAGCGCCGCGCGTCAGTCCCATGGATCGACCTCCGACCAGCCGTCAGCGTATTCGTCTTCAAAGACCTCGCGGAAGTCCCACTGGAAACCGAACGAGCCGGATAAGCCCTGCACGGCGCGGGGAACGCTCACGGCCTCAAAGACGATGTTTTCACGGTTGCCAATGCCCACTAGCCCCGACAGCGTGAAGGCGCTGGCCTTGTCCGTCCGAATGGTAGCCCTGCCTGCGGCGTCGGATCGTGTCACCCGAAGCGCATAGGCGGCTTCTGTGCTTACCCCGTCCGTAACGCTGATTATCTCAGAAGGCCGCGCTACGATCCGTGAAGGCGGTAGCCCTGTAACAGTCAAGCTGTGCCATCCGCCATCTGTGGAAGGCTCGCCGCTTAGAGCATATTCGCCCTCATTCCAGAGCAGCCCCGCGCTGCCTGCAGTCCAAAGCAGTTCCGTCCCGCCATCGGTCCACTCGAGAGTATCAGCGCGAAGGTCGTATTGCCCCTGATAGAGCCACCACAGCGCAGAACGAGCTTGCACCCTTACAAGCTGCGGCCCGTCCGCCCACATGCGGTTGAGCATCCGCACATAGCCCGCGCCCGCAAGGTCCGTGCCAATGCCTGTGACGTTGGCGGTTGCCACGCGCCGCGCCCGCTGCGCCGAAGATGTGCGCGACCTTCCTTCGATCAGACCGACAGAACGCGATTGCGGGTATACCTCGGCCAGTTCCCAGCCCGTAAGCTGAAAAGGAGGCCACGCGATAACCTCTGTCATGATGGCGACCACGCTGATTTGCTTCGTTTGAATGAGCTCTGCGCAGAGCCGACCGATTGCTTAACAATGCCGCCGCGCGCCTGCTGGATACCTTCGGCAACCATCTCGCGAATTTCCGTGTTTCCCCGCGCCCCGCTCACATAAATGTTGAACGTTCCACCGCCCCCGATGGCCGCTGTGTCACGGGTAGAAACGACATTTGCGGGGCCAGTTATGATCTCCGGCCCATTCTCCCCGGCAACCCCAAACTGGCCCGATGGGATGCGGCCACCCTTATCGAACATGCCCGCAAAGCTACCAATCAAGCCGCCGAGGAAGCCACCGCCCCCACCAGACCCACCGCTGCCGTTTCCGCCGAAAAGGCTTTGGAAGGCCTGATCCAAAAACATATCGCTAAGCTGGTTGAGGATATTCGCCAAAAAGTCCGAGAACGAAGAAGCGCCCTTAGCCGCGCTCGAAAACATGCCCGCCAAGCGATTGCCCAAGGTGTTTGCCTCAGATGTAGATTCCCGCAATTTATCCGGCATTGTGTTGAGGGCAGGCTGTGCCGCGCTGGCCGCTGCTGTGACTCGGTTCGCCGCCGTCGCTGCCGATGTTGCCGCCGCTTGGGCACCATCCGCGATTCCGACACCTAAGCCGTCCATAAGGTCACGACCAAGGCGCATCCAAACCCGCGAGGGCGACTGCGTTTCGGTTTCGTCACGCGCAGCGCCTTCGATCGCGTTGATATAATCGCGGGTCTGCTGTTCAAGCCCCGGTTGGGTTTCGGCCAGACCAAACCCAAGGCCGGCACCTAAGTCGCGGCCTATTGCACGGCCAGCAGCCGCCGTTTCGGCATTCACATCGCGCAAGGAGAAGATTGATGTGACCTTCTCCTTTAGCGCGGTCCATTTCTCAAAAATGCCATCCACAAAGCCTTGTATCGCATCCATGCCCCACTGCTTGAGCCTTTCGGGCAGCGCCGAAACGACCGCGATGATATCTGCGACCGTCTGCCGGAACCCCGGTACGACCGCCTCCATAATCCCCAGAACAGTATTCACAGCCGCTTCAGAGATTGCCTCCCATCCTTCCCAAATTCCGGTTAGCCCAGAAATTGCGAGTTTCAGGTCGTTGGTCAGGACACCCACGATCAGCTTGATCGCTCCGTCGATCACTTGGGTCGCGCCATTGACGATCCCCTTGATGCCCTCCCATACGGAGGAGAACACCGACTTCAGCATGTTCAGGCCGGTTTCGAGGATGGGGAATTTTTCCACCAGCTTGTCCCAATTCGCTGCAACTGCAGCGGCCACCCCAACCACTGCGCCGAAGGCCAACACCGCCAGGCCGATGGGTGACGCCAGTGCCGCGATGCCAGCCGCGACGAAACCAAGAGCGATTGCGAGCGGCCCGATCACTGCCGCTAGAGCCGCGCCAATGCCGATGAATTTGCGAACCTCGGGCGAAAGGCTAGAAAACCAATATCCAAGGTCCGCGATATACTCCGCAATCGTCTTCAGCGTTGGTGCCAAAGATACCGCGATCTGGTTAGCAAGCCCGCGCGTCACCAACCCGATGGCGCTGATGGCGTCGTTGGCCTCCTCGATCGCGTCCGCGTCCACCTCCGAAACAGCGATGCCGAAGCGCTCGATTTCATCCGAAGCCGTGGCAATGGTATCAGCGTCTAGGCGTCCCGCCATGATGCCTGCCCGGTCGCCAAACAGCGCCATCGAAACCGCCGCCTGCTCTGCCTCCGGCACCGTCTCTTTGATCGCCCGGTTAATCACCGCGATTTTCTGGTCAAGGTCCATATCAGCAAGGTCAGACGCCCTGAGAC